TTGCGCTGCGGCATGTCCTTTATCTCCTTGCGCTGCGGCATGTCCTTTATCTCCTTGCGCTGCGGCATGTCCTTTATCTCCTTGCGCTGCGGCATGTCCGTAATTTCCTTGCGCATAATGCTCGTTGCCATCTTCTTTTGCTTTTGCAAAGTCAATGTCAACTTGAGCCGAAATAAGGTCTTTAAGGCTTATCTTTGCTCCGATTCTAATTTTTTTGGTGACATATTTTACGCTATCGTCCGTTTTTACATCGTCAAGTGCTTCTACTTCTGCAAATTCGCTTTCGGGAGGATAGTAATTGAGCACATCCATCGGTTCTGCGCAAAAATGAAAACCCGATTTACAAACTTTGGATTTTCGTTCTTCAAAAACCGTGTTTTCCGCGAATTGAAACGGCTTATTTCCTGTTGGGTCGCAAATCAAACCTTTTTTAAATGCTTTATATCCTTTCATTCTTCCTCTCCCTCTCCGGATGTACAGTCATAAAGTCCTTTTACTTCCGTTACAAGCGTTCCGCTCTTTGCAAGCCGCTTTGCAAGCTCAATAAAACTTTCAAAACGATAAAGCCCCGCTTTTCCGTTCTTCCCGAAAAGTCTGCCATTCTTTACCTGAAAAACACATTCTTCGGGGAAGTTGTCTATTTCACTTATAATCGTATAAACATAGCCGTTATAATACGTTTTGCAAAGGTCGCACTCTCTCGCAACCGATTTTTTACCGTCATCCCACTCCACAAGGGCAAGTCCGTATTCTCTGTCGCTGACAAGAACCTCTGCAACCGTTCCCTCATGTTCATAATGAATACAGTCCGTTCCTCTGCATAAAACCCTTTGTCCTTCTTTAAGTTCCATCGTTAAAGCCTCTTTTCAAAATTTCGTCCTTTGTTTCCGTTTGTATTCCCTGTTCTTCGCACTCTTTTATAACAACGTCAATAAGTCTGCTCATCTGCGCTGTGTCGTAATGACTGCTGCCGTAAAATAACCTTAAATTTATGCAACCAGGAATCTTGCTGTCGCCAAGGTCGTCCACAACCCAACCAACTCCGTGACTTTCCCAGTCTTTTTTTACGTTGTCTGCTTCGCTTTTTTTAAAACAGCCCACATAATAGTTGCCGCCTATATCTCTTATAAGCTCCCGATAAACCTCTGTCGGGCTAATTGAAAGCTTCGCCGCCAGCTGCCCTATAAGCACCCACATATACGCGTTTTGGTCAAGACTTCGCTTTTCTTTAATTTCTTTAAGCGTTGCGCCGAATCTTGTTCCCTCTTTTGCCGTGTTGAAATCGTCGATAAAGCTTCTTGCCGCCACGCGCGAAGAAAAAGGAATTTTTAAATTAAGCCAGCTTCCTTTTTCAAGGCTCGTTGTGATTTTCGCTTGCTCTATCTCAATATCAACCGCCATAAAGCGCTTCCCTCTTTTCATCGTCCGTGAATTTAAGCTTTTCAAAAACAGTCATAACTTCATCAAGCCTAAACTTTTCAGGGCTTGTCTTTTTCTTTTCAAAGGTCTTTTGACACATTCCGCAAAGCTGCGCACCCTGTGAATTGTTAAGCCCCATAAGATTCATTTTGTAATTTATAAGAGCGGTAAAGTGTCTGTACATCTTATTTCTCCTTCTTTTCTTTCTTTTCTTTAAGCTTTCTCAATGTGAAAATCAGCTGTTCCGCCGAAAATTCAGAAAAAGCCGCCGCATTTGTTCCGTATTTCTGATTTATAAATTCAAGCATTTTTGTACCGTCCGTTTCGGTTTCCGCCAAAAGCTTTGAAATGGTAGCAATATAATTTCTCTTTGTCGCTTCGTCCGGTTCGCTTTCGGTTTTTTGCGCCGTTTCTTCCGGTAAGTCCTCGCCGGCATAAATGTAAAGCCCAAGTCCGTGCCGTGCCAAAGCCTTTGTAAGTGAACGCTGAATAGCCTTGTTTACATCAAATGAAGTAATGTCTTTAAGCGGAATGCTTTTGTTTTTGTAGTCCATGACCGGAAGATACTCGATATGTTCAATTCCGTTTACTATAACTCCGGTCTTTACCCAAGCAGTTCTCCCGTCAGTCCAGTAAATACATCCGTTTTCATCTTCATATATAACATAATTGGAATCGGGGAATCTCTTCTTTACCTCTCCCCAAGCCCAAGCCCACGAAAGATATGTAAGCCCGTTTTTCTTTTCGGTTTTGTCATTCACGTTTATACTGTTAAGTTCGCAAAAATAATTTTCAGTCATTGTTTTCCTCCCTATTCTTCGTCCTTAATACCGAGCATTTTCGCAATGTTAGAGGAATTATCCATAAAATGCTTTCTGCTGTCCTCGTCTTTAAATCCCTCTGTCCAAAGGTCTTTTAAAAGTCCGTCAAAGCTTTCAAATTCCTCATTGCTGTCTTTCGGTTCTCCCGCGGTGATATAATCGTCATAATATCCGTATGACTTTTTGTCATTCACCCTTTATCACCTCTAAAATTTCATCATCTTTAAGCTTTAAAATTTCCGCAATCTTTCCAAGCCGTTTGATTGATAGTCCCGACGGTCTGCAAAGATATGTATAAAGCGTATACGGCGAAATCCCTAAAACTTTTGCTATGTCTTTGTCGCAAAGTCCAAAGATTTGCTCCTGCCGCCTCACCCTTGCGCGGAATCTTCCTGCTGCGCTGTCCTGATTTTTTGTTCGCATTTTTGCCTCCTTGGTTTTTTCTATTGACAAAAAAGGCTGTAAAGTGATATATTCTAATTGGAGTATTGTTTTTGAATATAAACGGAAAAGTTTTTTACTTTTTCCGCATATTTTCTTTACGCTTTTTTTGCCCTGTGACCATAGTATACCCCAATGTCGCAGAATAGTCAAGGAATTTTGCCCTAAAATTATGCACAAAATTAGAGGTGCCAAACTATGACATTTTGTGAAACTTTGTCTTTGCTTGTGCAGCAACATGACAAAAGGCAAACAAAAAAAGCCGGGGAATTACTCCCCGGCTTTTCTTATGCTTTTATTTTTATAACGCCCATTTTTTGTCCTGTCTTTTTTTCAGAAACAGGCTCGTCTTTCTTTTCTTCCGTTTTTATTTTCGGGATTTTTTCAAATTCTTCTCTGTCATACCATTCTGAATTTTTTACGGTTATGTTTTGGTTGTAATCAATCCAAAGATAGTCGACAGGGTTTACTGTACTGTCAACATTTCCGTTTTCAAGAAATTTAAAAACACCGTAGTTTCTTTTTTTAAGTCCGGCGCAATACTGCCAATACTTTGTATCTGTATCAAGCTGTAAATGAAGGTGCTTTCCGGTGGTATTTGCCCCGGTGTTACCCATATATCCGATTACGGTGTCTTTCGTCACCCTTTGCCCGGCTTTTACCTTTGGCATTGATTTAAGGTGCATATATGTTACGGTAAGGTCGGAGGCTTTTCCGGTCTTGTTGTTTTCACAGTTTTCATATACAACAATGGCAACATATCCGCAGCCTGAATATTTGCCGGTTGTAACACCGTTTTTGCCGTCACAGCCAACAAGCTTTACAATTCCGTTTCCGAGGGCATAGACAATATCGCTTCCCACACAGTCAATGCCGTAATGGTTAAATTTCCAATTTTTCAGATATTTTTTATTCTTATATCCGGCGGTAGGTTTAAAATTGTTTATGGGCAAAACAAGCCTTTGCATACTTAAACCTCCTTTTTAAGGTCAAGAACAGCACTTTCTATAAGATTGTTTATCGCTTCCGTATCAACTTTGTACCCTTTTGTTTTTAAAAATTCAAGAACATATTCCTTTTTTTGTTCTCCCATTTTAGATTCTTTGAAAATCATTTCCGCCGCCTGTACCGCAATTTTTACCCAGTTTTTAAGTGTTGCAAAGTTTTCGTCGCCAAGCTTTGCTTTAAGATATGGAATTAAAAATGCAGAGCATACCGCAAAAATCAAAAGAAAAGCATATTTAATTACTTCTGTAATATCAATCATCGTCATTTCCTCCCTCGTTTTCAATACCGTATTTTTTGTTAAGCTTTATCTTGTTTTCAGCTTTTGCTTTGGAATAATAAAATCCTGTTCCTGTCGCCACTTCCGCGGCCGTGGACGGAATAAGATAGATAAGCGGTTCAAGATTTTCAGTCTTAAGTATCATATAGCAGGCAAAAGCAATGACGGCTATATTAACTAAAGCCGCCACATAAAGTATTTTTTTTGAAAACTCCGTTTTTTTAGACGGAGTAATTTTTATGTTCATTCAAGCTTTTCCCTCACTCTTCGTACTTCGCCCTCTATTGCGTCAAGTCGTGCTTCTATTCGAGGAAACTTCTCCGCATATCCGTTATGTACCTCAAGCTTTTTATTTACGGAATCAAATTTTTCCTTTATGTTTCCAAGTTCGGATTTTACAAGCGCATTAAAAGTTTCCTGCTTTGTCTGCGATTCTTTTTGATTTCTATGACTTATTATAATCTGCGCCGCTATTGTCGCAGTAGCAGTAATAAGCGCCACAATAACAGCTTCGCTCATTTCTTTCTACCTCTTTTCACAGGTTTTTTTTCATCGGTCTTTTCCGTGGGTAATTTAACTACTTCTTTCCCCTCGTCCTCAAATGTTATTTTGGTAAAGTCAGCGGACGGAAAACTGAATTTCCGTCCGTCAACTCCCTCATAATATTCTCTGCCGTTTTCCGTTCCAAGGTGATACCCTTTAAGCTTGCCTATCTCCATAGGCTCGGTTTCATAGTTAGGTGCGTGTAACATTGCGTTCCTCTCCTTTACGCATAATATTTGTAGAACTCTTTTGCTTCACTCTCGGTGAAACCGACAGCCATAAGCATAGCAATATAGGATTTCTGCGTTTTCTTCGTGCCGAAGCTTCCTATTGATGTGACGGCGCTTGCCGCAAGGGCTATTTTCTCCTCGTTCCACTCGTTTGCCGTCCTGCCTTTATTGGCGGCGGCAAGCAGCTTGTCTGCTTTTTTCTTTTGCGTAGAGCCAAGGTCGTCATACTTTGTTTTTGAGCCTTTTGCGACATTGTATCTCGCAAGAGCCTGTTCGGAATTGTAGCCGTATTCAAGCATATAGCTTTGCAGGTCTTCTTCCTTGTCAGCTTGGTCTCTGAAAGCAACATAAAGAGAAAGCATTTCCTTGTCCGAGGTGTCCGGCACTTTGCGGATATTTTCAAACGGCGATTTATATTCGCCTTTGTCCTTTTTGCGCTCGATAAGCTCAATAATCTTTATATCTTCCTCAACGGTGGTGCTTGTGTCGTTCATAAGATAATCCGCAAGCTGATAAGACCTCGATATTTTTACGCCGTCTTTCTCGTACTCGGACATATTGTCATACGCCTGCTTGGCGCGAAGATACTTCGGAATCGAAAGCTTTTCTTTTTTGGCGTCCTTAACATCCTGCGTAATTTTGCTTATGGAATAGTCATCGTCAAAGCCGTACTTTGCCATTTCGTTCGCAATGTTATAGCAGTCCTGTATAAGCTCGGCTTTTTTATCGGGGGAAAGCTTCTGAAACTCTCTGTCCTTTCGCAATTCGTCAAGCAGCTTGTATCT